GTCGGACATCCCCTTGCGCTTGAAGCTGTCCCGCATCTTCTCGTATCCCTTCGGCATGTTGTGCCTCCTTTGCCTTAATTTTCGCCGCGACTTTCTGCGCGGCCTTGTTGAATCGCGCCAGTTCCTTCTTGGACGCCACGGCACGCTCGCCCTGCTGCGCCTTCACGCGCTCCAGCGCCTTGACCAGCACGTCGGGCGATTCCACGGGCTTGGGCTGCACGGGCGCAACGGGTTTGGTTGTCGGGGCTGTCGCATCCGGCGCGGGGCCACCCGACTGTGCCGCCTGTTGTATTACCGCACCCGCGCCGCCCGACACGACACCCAGCCCCGCGCCCGCAACGGCACTCTCCGCTATGCGCCGCCACTCTTCAAGCAGCCTTTTGTCAGGGCTGTGTCCAAGTTTCTCGGCTGCCACGGACACGATTTCCTGCATACCTTCGGTCAAGCCTTCAACCGCACCTTGTTCAGCGGCTGCTCTGGCGAGCCGCGCCACGGCGCGCAATGCCCCCCGCTTCACGGCCTGACCTGCACCGCTCTTGTTGAACAACCGCGCAACGGGTATCATTTCGAGCATACCGTTGACCGCGCCTACGCCAACGCCTTCCAGTGCGGCCACGGGTTCGGGCGCGCCCTCCTGTAACGCCTGTCGGTACTGTGACCCGCCCTCTTGCGCGGCCATGAACGCGAAGCCGCCCACCGGCCCGCCGAGTCCGTAACTGGCAATGCCGCCTCCCAGAATCGGGGCCTGTTCGCCAAAAACGTTCACCCACCAGTCCGGCGACGTGATCTTCTGTCCAAGTCCGGCGCCCGGTGCGGGGCCGCGCGACGGCCCGAAGGCCGGTATCGCAGCGTCGGCTGTCGGGATTCTTGGCTCAGGCGCACCGGGAAGTCGCTGCTCTACCAGTTGCCCCGCCGCCCCAAGATTCTCGCCCACATTGATGATACCGCGCCCGATAGCGTACCCGGCCTCTCCAAGAAGCGACCGGCGTTCCGGTTCTGCCAGCAACGCCGACGGGTCGGCCATCTGGCGCACTTCCCATGTCGGGGACTGCATCCTTAAGCCAGCAATCGGGTCGGTGCCAGCCGCCCAGCCCAATGACGGCTGCTCCGGTACGCTCATATCCGCGCTGATGCCCGCGTTCTCCGGCGTGCGTCGTTCCGTGCGCGGGAAGTACTTGCTGTCGAGTACCGCAACTTGCGCGCCCGCCTTGCCAGCGGACTGCTCCACGCGCTGGTGGGAATCCGGCCTGTCCTTGCCCCAAAAGCCGCGATAGGCCGCTGCCTTTTTTTCGTCGGGCAGGGCAGAGCATTCCGGGCTTTCGGCAAGACGCAGCCAGTAGCCGCGCTTGGCGGCAGCCTGCTTGTCCGGCGACAACGCCTTGTATTCCGGCGAGTTTTCCAGTTCAGCCCAGCGGCTCATTGTAACCCCAAGGGTGCGCCCTGTACGCCCGACCCGATGTTCATGAGTTCGTTCAACTCCGCGCTCACGCCGCCAAGATGCACGCTCTGTTTCTCAAACGCGGCACGCCGCACCTGTGCCCGCTTCTTGAGTAGCGCCTTGATTTGTGCCAGGATGTCGGCTTGCGCCGCTCTGTCCAGTGTGGTCGCGTAGAGGTCTCGGAGCGCCTTGATTTCCTCGTCTATATCGTCCACTTCCCACTCGACACGCCGCTGAATATCCATCGTGGACGGGGCCTTGCCCTTGCCTTCGGTCTTGGCGCGCGCACGATTCAGTTCCGCCGTCGTCTTCCGCACGTCGTATTCGCCCGTGGCTCGCTCCTCCATGCCTTTTGCCGTGGCGGCTCGCCCGGCGTCCCGCTTCCAGCGCGGTTCGGCATACCCTTCCCTGAGCATCCCGCGCCCGGCAGCAACGGGTTCGTTCCGCCACGCCTCTTCCGCCTCACGCTCGCGCGCCGCCTTGCCTACCGCAATGTCGGCCTTGCCGCGTGCGGTTTTCAGGTCGGCCTTTCCGCGCACGTCGAGTTCCTGTCCGAGCCGTCCGAGCGAAGTTTGGAATTTTTCCGCCTCGCTCTGGCCGGTTGACATAACGCCCGCTACCGCGCCCGCGTTCGGCACACCGAGCTTCTGCATCAGCGGTTGCGCGGATGCCGCGAGTTGCTGCGCCGCCTGCTGGTCGCCGCGTGCCACGAGTTGCTGTATCGCGGTCTGTACGAGCTTCAGCGACGTGAGCGCGTGTCGCTGCTCGCGGTCGGCCTGTTCTCCGCCGAGTCTGGCTGCGTTTTGCCCTGCCGCCGTCCATGCCAACGCCGCACGCGGCACATAGGGTTCAATTCCAAAACCTGCTCGTCCTGGCATTGTCTATTCCTTTTCTCTTTTACAAACGGTCAGAACAACAGACCGCCAAACGGGCCTGCACCCCCCATCAGACTACTCAGCCCGAACCCGCCACTAGACCCGCCCGATTTCGACTGTGCTTGCGTCTGTACGCTGGGCTGGCCGCGCCACATGGCGTTGAGATTTGCCAAGGTGTCCGCAAACTGCCCCGTGCCGCGTTGCAACTGGCCCAACAACCCCACCTGCGGTTCAAGATAGCTAGTCGTCATCGGCGTGCCGAGATACGCCAACGCCTGCTGAATGATGGGGCTGTATTCCGGCTGTTCCTGCATCCACATCTGGTAATCGGTGTCCAGCGCGGCCTGCGCCAATTCACGCGGCAGCGCGCCGTATTCCATCCCGGCCATGACGTTTTGTAACATCGCCGAGCGTTGCGGGTCGTCGGATTGCGCGGCGGCGATTCGCGCCTGTGCGTTGAACAGATCCCGCGCCTGCTGGTCGGCCAACGCCTGCTCGTACACGCTCTGTGCGCCCAGCCCGATCTGGCCCGCGACATTCTCCGCCGAACTTGCCAAGGCCCGATTCATTGCGCTGCCGCTCCGCCCGCCGCTGGTCGCGTAAGCGTCCTCCTTGGCCTGCGTGCTCAAGTCCTTGAACTGGTTCTGCCAGTATTTCCCGACGTTCTGGTGGTACTGTCCGATGCGCTCCTGCGGGTTCACGCCGCCGACGGCGTTGCCCGCCAGCGTAGACGCATATGCCGCCTGTCGCTGCGGCATGTACGCGCCCAGCCCGCCCATGTACCGACCGAGCATCCCCTGCGCGGACTGCTCCATGCCGGACAACGGCGCGACACGCTGGCCCCCATAAGCGGGCAGCCCCTTCCTAATCCGCTCCTGTAAGTATGTGCTCAACAGATTGGATACGCCCCGCTGATTGCCCGAAAGTGTTGACCCCACTTTCAACTTGTCGGGCGAATCGAACAGCCCGCCCGTCAGTTTGCCCAGCGCGTTGCTAAAACTGAATCCCATTGTCGCGCCCCTAACTCAAAGATGCCGATTTCATGGTGCCGTCCACGTTGACGTACAACGCCTCGTTCCCGCCGTCCGTGCGTACCACCACCTGATTCTCGTCCACGCCCGCCGTCGTCGGCAGTGTGGAAAACGCCGTCAGTGTCGCCTTGCCCTGCGCCAAGTCCTCGTACACGCCCTGCGCCCATACAATCAGCGCACGGTGCAACTCCGCCAGATACCGCTGCGCCTTCGCGTCGTCGAGCTTCGGCACGGGCGGGAAGTTCGGGAAACTCGTCGTCCTCATCGGTCTGAACCCACCGTATAGCGCACGCCCAGCCAGCGCAGCCAGAACCGCTCGCCGCTGTTGTCGTTCTTGAACCGGAGCCGCAACTGCCGCCCCACGGTGTCCACATAGAAGCTGTACCGGGCGTAGTCGCTCACAAGCGTCTGGTCGCCCGCCTCCGTCCACGTCGCGCCCAAGTCGGTCGAGTACGCCACGTCCACGCTCGCGCCCTTGGCCTCGAACATGATCTCAATAATGCGCTTGTAGTGGTTCACATAACGGTCGTCGAGCACCAAGTCCTTGGACTCCCAGCGCGCGTCTATCGCCGTCCCGTTGTCGTCGAGCGACACCAGGTCATCCTTGAAAATGTACCCGCCGCTGTTGGCGAAGCAGCGGAAGTTGCGGCCCTCGAACCCGCCCAAGGCGTCTATCGGCTCGTGGTCCATCTCGTCAATCGTTTTGTCCGACGGCAGTTCGTCAATCGTGCCGCGTGAGCCGAGTTCCAACGCGCTCGCCGCCGTCAGGTTCTCTATCGTGTCAATCGTCCACCTGTCCTGCTGGTAGTCGTAGACATACTGCCGGTTGATTTTCCCGCCCGACTCCCCGTAAGGAACGTACAGATAGTACAAATGTTCGTCCTCGTTCAGCATGGCGAAGCACTTGGGGAAATTCGTGCGCGACACGTTCTTGAACAGGTCGTCGCGGATGCGCCCGCCCACGCCCGTCAGCGCCGTGCCGTTGAACAGGTACACGTCGTCCTGCCCCATGAAGATGTGGTCGAAGCCGAGGTCAATCACCGTGCGCGGCGCGAGCGTGCCCTTGTTCGGCACCGCCACGTCAAACCGAAACACCGCCAGCCCGCCGACGTACTGCCCGATGTAAATGCGATTCCCGCAATAGACGGCGAGCCACGCGCCTATCGGCACGCCGCACTGCGCGCCCGTCGGGTCGCCCTCCAAGTCGAAATACCCGCCGCCCGCCGACGTGTCGTACTCGTCGGTCTTGCCGAGTTCGCTCCAACGGATACGGTACGGATAGCTTGTCCCGTCCTCGTTCGTGCCGAGCAGCAGCAGCCGGTCGGCAAACGTCACCACGGCGCGGCACAGATGGTACGTCGGCGTCTGGTAATCGTCGCCGCCCGCGAGGTCGGAGGCATTACCCGTGCCCGTCCATACCTGAACGTGGTCAACGCCGTTCGTGTAAATCCATGTATCGTTCATCGTGCAAGCCGAGTGCCGCCCGCCGACCGTGCCGCTCAACCCCGACTTGACGGACGTGAATGTCGCGCCTGTCCACTTGTAGAGGTTGGAGAGCGTCGCCATCATCGCCGTCGTGGAACCCGCGAGCCGGTCGAAGTCGTTCAGCAGCACGGGCGTCGAGGCCATAGACGCGCTCATCAGCGTCGTGTAGCCGCGCCGCTTGAATACCTCACCGCCACGGAACCGCACATTCTGCACGCGGGGCGTCTCGTCCCCGCCAATCATCGTCGGCGGGTCTTCCTGATTCAGCCCCGCCGCAGGCGCGGCGATCTGGAAGAACTGTGCGTTCGCCATTACCACGTTTCCGCTATGTAGGTGTAAGTAACCCCGCTGCCGTTGACGTAGGCGTGATTGCCGACGGTAAAGCCCGCCGCGTCGAGCGATATAATGAACGTCGTCAGCCAGTTGCCCGCCGCGTCCTTCGCGTAGAGGCCGTCTTGGTTAGTCTTGACTACGGGCAGGTGTCCCTGATATTGGGCGTACACGGTGACTTTCTTCGGCTGCCAACTCAGGCCGGTAATCGCGTGCGAGGCCGTGGCGTCGCCCGTGTAGGTGCCCGTCGCCACCTTGGCGAATACGCCAATGACTTGCTCGTACCGCACCGCGTCGCCGTTCTCGGTCGCTGCAGCCAACCCCGTGATTTTGCTGCTGCCCATCGCAAGGCTCCCGGCCAGCGTCAGCGTCCCGTCCACCGTGCCGCCGCCCTTCGGCAGATACGCCGGATGCCCGTCAAGGTACACCGTGTAGCTCTGGCCCGATGCCGTCGTGCCGTCGTACACGCGGTCGAGCGTGATCTGCGTGTTGCTGTCCACGCTGGAAATGACGTAGTATTCGCTGTCCGGGCCGAGCAGGATGTCATTCGCCGCGATGTTCCCGCTCCATGCCGTGCTGTTGCCTGCGACCGTCGCGCTGGCGTTCGTTACGTCTATTGTGCCCGTCGTGTAGGTCGTGACGGCGGCGGAGTGGTTCGGCGTGCCCACGGTCGTCCACGCCTCGTCCGTGTAGTTGTATTTCTTGAGCAGGCCGGTGTCGGTCTCGTAGTACAACGCGCCGTCCTGCATACCCGCCGCCGCCGTGGACGGCTTGTTCGCGGCCAGCCCGTAGTTGCTGCGACCGGATTCCTTCCGGTGCCGCCAGAGGTTTTCTTTCCCCGTTTCGTCCGCGTGCGCGTAGTGCTCGACGTTCGCGCGCTCGCGCACGCCCTTGCGGGTGCTCTCAATCAGGTCGTCTATGTCGTCCTGATACTGACTGCCCTGATCCGATTCGTCCCACGCATTGTCCGCACTAGTCGCTGCCGAGTCCGAGTTGCTTAGAGTCATGTTGCTCGCCCCATACTGCCATGATGTTGTCGTCTATCTGCGCCATACGCCCCCATGCGTATGGTTGGGTCTCTTTGCCGAGCCGTGCGCCGCACCGATGACACGCCTTCGCCTGCCATGAGCCGACAAGGTAATCCGACGTGCCGTTGTCGTGCCGCTTCGCTTCCAAGAACACCACCTGATACCAGTCCCCGTTGATGCGAACGTAACCCGAATTGTCCGTGCCGACGCAGCAGTTCGACGCCACCACGTCGGGCCGCTTGACTTTCACGGGCTTCGGCGCGGGCACGGGCGCGTCGCCCTTGGCGCACCCGTTGAACAGGAAGGCATAGTCCGCCGCCTTGCCCCAGTGTTCAATCTCTTGGAGATATTGACCGTCTTTCGGTTCGCGCATTCCCGTCAGGTTGCTGCCGTGGCGAATGTCTACAATGGGCACAGAAGAAAAGACTTGGTTCGTTGAGTCCGGTTCGGCCCATGCTGGCCCGCCCGCACTCTGTTCCGTCTCCTGCAACTTCTTTTCAATCGCCGCCCACACCGACCCCTTATCACCGCACAGGCCACTCAACAGCGCGGTATGGCGCGGGAAAAACCCGTGTGCGTTTAGAACCATGACATTCAGGTTGTAATAAATCTTGGCACCCCAGTCCGTTTGGAAATGTTCGGCTGGGTACAGCACGTCATCCTCGGCCAGATAAATGTCGTCTGATTGCGCCTTGCGCAACCCGTCTATGATTTTCCGATAGATGTCCTCGTGCGCCTTCTTGTACTTGCGCGGGCCAACCATCTCGACAACCTCGCCGCCCGTGGCGCGCACCGCTGAATACAACACGCTCAGGCAGTATTCCCGCAACACGCCGCTTGCACGCTCGTCAGAGTAGTACACGACGCTGAATTTCGGTGTGCTCATTTCTTCCTCCCGACGCCCCAGCAGTCCACGCCGCAGCGCATTGGGGCTTCGTATGCCTCGACCACTTCCATGCCGCCCTGCTCCAGCAGGGCGCGCATCCCGTCCTCCAAGATACGAAAGCAGTCCAGCGGGTAGCGGTGGGTGTGGAATCGCCTCGGTGCTACGACAAACGCATACCCGCCAGACCGCAGTATCCGGCCAATCTCGCAGACAATCCGCCACGGATTCCGCGAGTGTTCCAACACCTGTCCGCACAGCACCAAGTCCGCGCTCACGTCGGGCAGGGGAATCTCCATGTCATTCTTCATCACCACGTCCACGTTCTTGCCAGTCGTCACGTCTACGCCGATGTAGCTCCACTTGTCGTCCATCAGGTCGCGGTACGTCCCGTTCACGTCCTGTGACCCCACGTCCACAACGGCGTACTTCTCGCCGCGCCAGTCGGTAAGGTACTTGTCCATCAGTTTCGCTATGCCGTCGTGGCTTTCCCTGTGCATCAGTTCCCCTCCTTTTTGTTATTGGTTTCGGTTGTGATTGCTCTCCGTCGCGCGTGGAGCATTTGGCGCGCCACCGTAAACGCCCAGTCGGCAGTGGTATCCGTCCAATGTAGGCCGTTGAACGAGGACGCCCGGCCCTGCACATACCTCATGGCCGCATCGCTCATAAACTGCTTTTCGTCATCGGTCAACATCACCTGTCTCCCTCCGCCAGTTCCCGCACAATCTTAGAAACGCTTCGTCGGACAGCAGGCAGCGTTCCCGTATCCGCCTGCCGTACTCCCGTAGTTCGGCAGATTGCGACACCGCGTCAAGTACCGCACGCGACACACCCGCGTCGGCCATGTGGCCCGCGAACATCTCATACGCCGGATTCTCGAAGAGTATCCGGTACATGGACGCCATTTGCAGGTCTTGCTGCCCTCGCGTGTTCGTGTACGGCGCGTTGCCGGGGTCGCGGAACTCGTGCGTCACGTTCACCGTGCGGGTCAGCGTGATCGGCACGCAGCACTTCGCCGCGAGGATGGACATGGCGCACTCGGAATGGCCCGTCGTGCCCGACAGCGCCAGCCAGCCGCCCATGCGTTCAAGCACGTCTTTTGGTATCGCGTAGCACGCGCCCATCATGCCCGTCGTTCGCGCCACGTCGCCCTTGTCCGCGCCGCGCCAGTAGACTTGCAGCAGCCCCTTGTCGTTCACTTCCAGCCGCGCACCGAAATGGTTATTGCAGCCGCCGTAGGCGAAGCCCCGTGTCCGCTTGGCAACGGCGCATATCCGCGTGATGTCGTTCGTCTTGAACCGCATGTGTGCGTCGGTGAAAAACAGCACACGTCCATGTGCGGCCAATGCCCCGATGTGTCTGCTGCCCGCGCAGCCCTGACGTGTAATGTTGTAGACCGCCGCGCCGTCCACGCGCCGTTCGCTCATGTCGTCCACGACGATGATCTCCGCGCCGGGACACGTCTCGCGGATGTTCGCCACGGTATTCGGCAAGTCCGGCTCGTTACACGCCGCGATGATGACGGAAATGTCGCTGGCGAGCATCTTGGACTTACACTGGCCGCATCGCTTCGATTCAGCCACGCGCTCCATTGCCAGCAAGCGTTCTCTAAGCGTTGTGCCCAACAACTGCCCCGTTCTACTCGACCGCCACTCGCTCCATGCGTCCACGATGCACGACCAGAAAATGATTCACCTTCTCGCCCTCGCGCCGGTCATGGCGCAACAGGCCATTCCCGCCCCCACCCGTAATCGCTTGCGCATACCGCCCCATTTCCATTGTGAGGAAGTAATGCCAATACCCGCTGAATACGATGTCCACGCCGCCTACGGAAACGACCGCCTCGATGTCCGGTTGCCCCGGAAGCGTTCGGTCAGACGCCGGAATCTCCGGCAACGGCTTGTGCGTGAACAGGTATCGCCTGTCGCACGGCACGGCTAGTTCGGCCCGCAACCAGTCGAGCATCGCGGCCCGCTCCGCGCCCGCGAGTTCTGTATTCAGCACAACGTATCGCGTGCCACCGTCGGCCAGCACGTCGTAGTCGCGCCCGTATCGCCCGCGCCAGAATTCCAACGCGCCCGGTTCGTCAACATCGTGATTCCCGCATACCACATGAACCGGCATGTCCAGCCCGGACACAAGCGTATCGAATCGCGCCCAGCCCTCACGCCAACGCGGCCCATGCACCACGTCGCCCACGACGAACAACCTGTCCGCGCCCGTCGCGTTGATTGCGTCCACCCACGACTCGTCGAAGTCCGACACGGGCAAGTGCAAATCGCCCACGACGGCGAATGATGGCGTCGTGCCGTGCGCCGCCCATAGAATCGGGACGGCCAGCACAGCCGCGCAAATAATAGCTAACGCCAGTCGCTTCATCTCAATCTCCCGAATGGGAGTCTATCTCACAATTCGGCCCATGTCAACTTCGGCCACGCCCAAACGTTCCGCACTGATGACACGCCTTGGATGGCCATGAGATCGTGAAGGTCTTGGACTGATTATCGCGCAGTTCTTTCGCCTTCTCCGCAAACGCCAGCAGTTCTGCCTTCGTCAGTTGAAACCACGCCACCTGGCACCACGTTCCGTTTACGCGAAGATGCCTCGTACCCTCTTGGTAATCACAACCTCGACACCTCCACGTCGGGCCTGTTCACCTTCTCGGCAGCGCGCCGCGCAATATCCGTCTCCATGTCTTTGAGCATTCGTTCCCGATGCTCCTGACAGGGCGCGCAGTCGCCCTTGTTCGCTTTGTTCTTCGCCGCCGCCCGCCGGTAATGCTCCAACCCTTCCCCGGCCATGACTATTTCTCCAATCCCGCAAAGAAGATTTCCTCGCACTTCGCCGCCACGTCGGCGGTAAGGTGCCCGTCACCAACCAATCGCGTCAACTCGTCGCGGATGCCGTCCTGTGTGTCGGGAATTGTCCCGTTGAACGCCTTCAGCAGTTCAACAGACGCCGACGCCGCCCGTTCAATGGCCGCTTGGCGTTGTTCCTCCGCACTGGCCGGAACGTCTACGGGGACAACTCCTTTCCATTTCCCAAGCGGACAATTCGATTCTGGCCCATTCAGGAATTCGTACTCGATAGCCACGCGAAACGCTTTTCCGTTCGCCTCGCAGTGTGGCCACTTGTCTTTGTATCCCGGCCTAGCTACGCACTCGAAGCACGCTTCACAACGCCGGTGTCGTCCCCAGCCCAACGGTGTCAGTCCCATGTCTCACCCTTTATGAATAAACCGTCTGTGTTGCGGGAAACGTTTCACTACCGCCGCCGCCCAGACACGCGCTGTCGAATTTCGTGTAGAGGCCGTCCGGACAATCGCCGTCGCCCGTAGGCGTGCGTTTGTAGTCGGCCTGACCGTGCGGGTCCGGCCCGCCGTTCGTGTAGAAGTAGAGCGGAATCACCCAATAGCCGTCCGCGCATTTCAGGCGGTCCGTCAGTCCCGCGCGATAGTCGCCGCTTGCCACGGTTGACCCCGTCCACTCGCACTTCGGCCCCGGCGGGAAACCGCCCGTGTACTGCGTCAGCGTCATAATGGACCCGGCACCGAACGGCCCGACGCCACACGCGCCCTGATCGCTCACGTCTAAGTAGTAGGTGGATTCGCATCCGGTGCAATTGTCGGTCGGGCATGTGCCCGGCGCTGGCGTGGTCGTTGTCGTCGTTGTGGTAGTAGTCGTAGTTGTGGTCGTTGTCGTCGTAGTGGTCGTCGTAGTTGTTGTGGTCGTCGTAGTCGTTGTGGTTGTCGTGGTCGTGGTAGTCGTTGTCGTTGTCGTAGTGGTCGTGGTGGTAGTCGTCGTTGTGGTAGTGGTTGTCGTGGTGGTTGTAGTCGTCGTCGTCGTGGTGGTTGTAGTCGTCGTGGTAGTGGTCGTGGTTGTGGTCGTTGCCGTCTTGAGGCAGGGGAACATTAGTCTTGGCTCACCGTTCGCTTGAGGACTGCCACTACGGTCAACTCTTCCGCCCCGGTGCCCGCGTCATCTACCACGCACTTCAAGAGGTCGTTCGCGCTCAACGCGGTGGTGCCCAGCACTGCCGGTGTCGCCGCACTCACGCTGCTGCGCTCGGTCGCGTCTATGGTCAACTTCGTGCTGAACACGGTCGCCCACGTCGTCCCGTTATCGCCCGATTTCTGCACGTCTATGGTGATCGCGCCGCTGGTCGAGGCCGTCGCCACGGTCGCATGTATCCGGTCAATCGTTGCCGCCGGGTACACCAGCGGCCAGTATTGCAGGGTGCGGGCCGTAACGGTGCCGAGCGTCCATGCCGCGCTTTCGTAAACGGTATGGGTGTGGGTTGACGCGGAACTCCCCACGTCGTCATTGTCTACGTCGTGCGGGTTGTCGGTGTCCTCGACGTGCTGTTCCAGCGCGTCAAGCCGCGTGTCTATGTGCTCGTGCGTCGTGTTCAGGCTGCTCGTCGTCAGGCGTGCGGCGGCGGCAAGCGCGTACAGCGTGTCGTAATAGTTCGCCACTATCCCGTCTCCGTCCATGTCGTGTCGGGGTCGCTTCGCGCCGTCCACGTCGTGCCCGGCTCGTCGTATTTCCGCTTCGTCATGGTCGCGTCGTCATAGTCGGTCACGCCGGATACCGTCGCGGCGTCATCGTCCACGATCTCGAAGTCCAACTCCGTCCCGGCGCGCGCCGTATAGGTCAAATCAGTTGTCATCAACCGTACTCCGGTTTCAGCCAGTAACTACCCGGATGCCGGGTGCTCTCCCCGAACTGCGGTCGCCAGCCGGGCCGCGACCTGTCCTGAACAATCGCCTCCTTCAAGTCGCGTCGCCACTCGCTCGTCCACCACGCCGCCCGGTCGAATTCGCCAAGACTCGCGTACAGCCGCGCCGTCGCGTGCTCAATCAGCACATGATCTATCTGGTCAATGTCCGGCGTGTCGTCGTCGTTCGACAAGTCGTCCGGCCACTTGACATAGTTGATATACACGGTGTAATCATCGTCCGGCTTCGCGGGCAGTTCCCAGTAATTCCCGTCGCGTGCGAAGCACCACGGCTTCTCCGTGTCCGCGTCGTCCGGGTTCGGCTCGCGCTCCATCAGCCAGCGTTTGTCGCGCTCCTCAAGCCACTCGCTCTCCGTCCCGCTTATCAGCCGGATGCCGATGAGCGTTTTCATGTCGGACGGGAACGAATAGCGAAAATCATCCTCGTCCAGCGTGGACTCGAATTCCCGGTAGAGATCGAGCCAGTCGTGGCGCGTGGCGACAATGCGCAGCGCGTCGTTCAGCAGCGAGAGAATCAGGGTGTCCTTGTCGTTGCGCCCCGTGTTGTCGGTCACGCGGTCAACGAGTTCAGCTTTCGTCAGAGCCATGTTGTGCCCCTAGAGAAATTCGACATGCGGCGGCGGGTTGTGCTTCATGTTCCACAGGATACGGTTGAACGGGTCGCACCGGCACAGCGGCACACAATCGCGGAAGTCTATGCTGTCAATCACGTCCCGCCGACGGTCGCCGTACCAGATGTTCTCAAGCGAGTTCTCGTGGATGTTGCCGAGCGCGTACTTCTCCTTGCCCCGCATGTGGCAGCAGAGCCATACCGTACCGTCCGCGCCGACGACCGTGGCGAACGCCTGCCCGTAGCACTTGCCGTAGGGCCGACCCGTGTTCCCCATGTTGCGGAACTTGTTCTCGCTCCACACCACGGCGTAGTCCTTGCGCGTGTACCCCAACGACCGGCAATACGCCGACTCAATCGCGGGCAGCAGCTTTGGCTTGTCGAGCGTCTCGTGGAACGGCCTGAATTGCAGATAGTCCACGCCGAGCATGGCGCAGAGCGACGCGCATTTCTCCATCTCGTTTATCGTGTGCGCGCCGACAAGGAAGCCGACGCCGATAGTCGTTTCCGCGCCGCGCTCGCGCTTCGCCTCGGCCAAGACCCGGATGTTCGTTATCACCCGCTCAAAGTTCTTCGTCCCGTGTGTCTTGGCATACAACCCCGCCGTCGCGGCGTCGAGCGATACCCGTATCCACGTCGCCCGGAACAGGTCGCCGTATAGTTCCGGGTTCAGCAGCACCCCGTTCGTAATCAGGCCGACACCCAACCCCGCGTCCACGGCGTACCGCATCGTCGCGGGCGCGGACGTGTGGCATAGCGGCTCCCCGCCGCCCGTGAATATCAACCCCCTCACCCCCAGTTCCACTGCCTCGTCTATCACGCGCCGCGCCGCGTCCGTTTCGAGCGACGCGGTGGACTTGTACCGCCCGCCCGCGCAACACGGGCAGTTGTCCGTGCAGCGGTTCGTCATGTCCAGTTCCATCGTGATCGGCGTACCGTCGCCCGCCCGCTTCCATTCCGCCACCCTGTCAGGATGGAAGTGCAGCTTGCTTCCGCTGATTGGATTCATTTCTCCCCATGTCGTGTACCACGGTAACCGCGCAAAGAATCGCTGCCGCCGTGGCAATGCCCGCGAAAAGCCCCAAAGCCAGATTGCCCGTCAACCGAAACGCGGTGTAGTTATGACTCGCAACTATCGTCGCTACGACCGTCAGCCCCGTCAGCACCTTGCGCGCCATCTGTCCTGATGAACCCCATATGCGCCCCCGTTCTCTCCCAAACATCCCGCTCGAAGTATGCCAATACCCCGCTGTTCACCAACCTGTCCGCCGACTCCTGATAGCCCTTGTGCTTCCAGTCATGTACGATGACGTAGCCGCCCACCGGCACGTCGGGCGCAAACGTCTCCAAGTCCGGCGGGCCGATGTCAAGGTACAACATGACGCGCTCCCCGCATCCGTCCGGGTCGGCGGCACGCGGTATCTGACTGACTACCCACCGCCGCCGGTCGCCGTCGTAAACGTCTATCCCGCCATACGCATCGCCCCACAATGGCAAGGCTTTCCGAATGTCATGACCAACATTGCCCGCGTCGCAGGCGAACACGACCGGCTGGCAACTCGGCGGCGAACAGTAACGCGCCCGCTTCACGGGCACGCGATTGAGTTGCGCATACATTGCCAAGTACACCGCCTGCACGCCGTCCCCGCAGCCGAGTTCCAGAATGTACGTCGGCCTGACTGTGCGCAGAAACGCCTCGATCTGCCGCAAGTCGTCCCAGCCCTTCACCACCTGCCGCCCGAACAGGCTCTTGAACTCATATGCGGGCAATGCCATCGCAGCCGCGAAGTCGTCAGGGAATGGATAGGTCTTCGTGCCGACGGTCATTTTTCCCCCTCCATCGGTCTTCGATACGCGCCGACGACGCCGATTGACCCAATGTGCCGGAACTCCGACTTCGGCACGTTGTCGTCAATGGCCTTCTGTACCGCCGGGCAGTTCACGTCATGGAGCGCGAGTATCCCGCCCGGTGGGATATGCTTCGACCACGCCACAATGTCAGCCGACGCCGCTTCGTAAGTATGTGAGGCGTCTATGAACACCATCGCCACGCGCCCGTAAGCCCATGACCTGCCCGCGTCCGCGCTGTCGCCCGTCAGGATTCGCACACAGTCGGTCAGGTCAGCCAGAGCCAATGCCTTCGTCGCCATCTCCTCGCTGCCGCTCTTTTGTGTACTCGGCACTGTGCCCCAGATGTCATAGCCAAAGAGCGTCGCGCCCGTGTCCCGGCACGCCGCGCCCAACGCGCACGCGCTGCGCCCGCGATAGACGCCGAGTTCCACGACATGCTTGCAGCCCGTGTCAAGCACCGCGCTCGTCGCCAGCGCGTAAAGCAGCGCGCCGTCGGCGGGCGTCATCAACCCCTCAGTGCGCTTGAATCGCTCGTACCAGTGCATCACACATATCCCTCTGCGTTGTAGTAATGCTTCGTTCTGACGCCCCAGTGTGCCATGAGGCGGTTGCCTCTGTCCCGAACGTGTCGCCACAGCCCGAAGTCCTGTCCAAGCCAGTTCCCGATCTCGCCAACGGGGTACTTGAAGTTCTGCAACACTTCCTTGCGTATCAGCACAAACCCGACGCCTGACGCGCCTATCGGGGTGCATCCGTCGCTCGGCGGGCGCGGCAGGTCGCCGGGGAATCGCTCTATCGGCTTCAATCCGACCGACCCGTCTTTCCGATGCTGCCATTCCATCGCCAGAAGCCGATTGTTGTCCACGATAGGCCGCGAGTAGTACACGCCCGTCACGGCGTCCACGTTCGGAGCCATGCCCTCGAACAGCCGCCGCGCCGCGTTCGGCTCATACGGCTCGTTGTCGTCCTCGATGCTCAGGATGAACGGCGTCGAAAAATGCGGCGTCGCTCGCGACCACATCTCGGCCATGCGCTCCGGCATGACCATGCACCTGTTGTGCAGGTTCGTGTACGAGACCCGCGTGTCGTCTTTCTGGTAAATCGTGTTCCGCGCCTTGCAGTTCGCAAGATACTCCCGCAGCATCTTTCCGCGTTCAGCGTCGTTCGTGTTGTCGTAGAAGAACAGGGTCGTCCTGTCCCAGTCCAGTCCAAGGTTCTCCAGCATGTCGAAGAACCGCCGCCCGGTAATCGGCCTGCCCGGCCCGAACGGGGTGAACACGGTGATCGGTCTACGCCGCAGCACTTCCTGATACCACGGCATCCGGTTCTGGAAACTCGCCGTCAGGCTCCCCGCGTGCGTCCGATGCTCGTAGTTGATATTGGCATACGCCGCCCACCACCCGTGTTCCAATATCCGCAGCCACAACTCCCAGTCCTGAAACACGGGCAGATTGCCCCAGCCGCCGACACTCTCAATCGCGCGCCGCCGCACCATGCTCTGGCCCGCGATGTAGTTCTCGCGGTACACGCTCGGCCTGTTCTTGCCGCAGCCCTGACTCTCGTACAGGCCGAAACTCGTGTGCATGGGATAGACAAGGCCGATGCGCCGTTCGGTGAATCGGTCATGCAACGCCTTGAGATAGCCTTTCGGCAGCACGTCGTCGGCGTCCATGAACACAATGAACTTGGATTTCGTCATGCACAGGCCGCGCTGGCGCAGGGCGCAAATGTTCCGTTCCACAGGCCCGACCACGGCCACCTTCACCCCCGACGCACGCGCCACCGCCACGCTGTCGTCCTCGCTGGCATTGTCCATGTAGACAATCTCGCGTGCGCCGGGGGTCTGCCGCTGCACGCTCTCTATGGCGTCTTTCAGGTATTGCCCGTAGTTCCGGCCCGATATGATGACCGCAACGGGCAGCCGCTCCTTGCTCTGCGCCAAGTCCGGTATCATAAACTCGCGGAATCGCTTGATGATGTCCAGGGTCATTTGAATGCCTTCGGGAACTCCGCCTTCAAAATGGTCATAATGGCGTCATACTCCACGCCCTCGATCTTCGCGTCCTTCGCGTGCCGGTTCATCTGCGCGTAGTCGCTCGGCACCAGGTCTTTCCCCAGCGTCTCATGCAGCTTGCACCCCGGATACGGCGTCAGGAACGCGGGGCTGTAGTAGTCCACGTCGCAGTCCTTGACGAGCCGCACGGTCTGCATCGTCTCGCTCGGCGTCTCGCCGGGGATGCCGTGTATGATGTTTCCGACTATCCGGCAGCCCAGCCGCTTGAGCGTCCGGCACGCCTCGTAGTTCTGCTCGACGGTCGTGCCCTTCTCCAAGTAGTCCAAGTGCCGCTGGCACCCGCTTTCCAGCCCGACGTTCACCGTGTCGAGGCCGATACCGCGCAATGCCTCGAACATGGCGGGCCGCTTCACGATGATGTCGGCGCGACACGCGACGTTGAACGGGATACCGCCGCACACCTTCGGATACTCGCGTATGAATTCCTCGACCCATTTCCGCCTGAGCGTGAACAGGTCGTCTATGAACTCGATGTAGGCGGGGTGGTACTGTCGCGTCAGGTGCTTGAGTTCCATCATCACATGCGCGACGCTGCGTATCCGCACTTTCGGCCCGAACACCGTGTCGCTCACGGGATAGCAGAACGCGCATTTGTGCGGGCACCCGCGCCCGACCATGACGGTCACGAACGGATAGGCGCTGTGCCATTGCCCGCCGTGGTAGAGTTCCCCGCCGCGATAGTCTATGAGTTCCCGGTCTATGGGAAGAAGCGCGTCGAGGTCGGGCGGTTCCCCGGCCACCACGCGCTCGTACCCGACAAAATAGTCCCTGAGCATGTCGCACAGCGTCCACTCCCCTTCGCCTGTCAGGATGTAGTCAATCTGCGCCTTCTTCTCCGCGTCTTCCGGCTTGATGCTGACATGCACGCCGCCCATCACGGTCGTCACATGCCGCGCCTTCTCTTTCAGCCGCTTCAGATAGTCGCACGCGACGGGGAAGTCCACGGTCATCGCGCCGACGCCGACGAATTCCGGGTCGCGCAACAGCGTGTCGTTCACCGCGTCTTCAATACACTTATGCCGCCGCAAGTCCACGATGGTAACGTGGTGCCCGTTGCGGTTCGCTTCGGTCGCCACGGATAGAAGCCCGTGCGGGAGGGAGTTGTGCCTTCTTCCCTCCCGCGCGTAGCAGTTCCAACCGTGCATCGTTACGTTCGGCACTACCAACACGCCCTTCATGGCTCCCCTTTCCTTCCTGTCAGGGTCAATTAGCTCTCCACTATACGGTAGATTGCATCAATGGTAGATGCCGGTGGCGATAAACTTCACCGCGCCCACGTCCGTGCCGTCCGATACCTCGGTCAGCGGGCCGTCGGTAGATGAAGAATAATCGCCCTGGTACGCCTTGAATGCCTTGTCGGTCGCGCTCCACGAGAGGACATACCCCTCGTCGGTCGCCCCGGCAGGCGCGACGGTGACTGAAATCGTGTCATCGTGAAAGAACTTCGTGATGCCCGTGATCTCAACCAGCGTCGAGTTGTACTCTGTAATGTCCACGGTGCCGGTGATGAGGCCATAGTTGCGCGTGCCTCGTTCCGGCTTCGGGGTGTCCAGAGTAACCGTTGCTGTATACGCCATGAAAAACGCTCCAAGTGTCGTGGGGGCCTAAGCCCCGTTGTACCGTTTACCTTGAAGCATCGGGGGCGGGCCTCACTAACGATGCCCGCGCCCCCTTTGCCTCTTCTCCGCCTAGTCGAGCATCAGCATGACCGGCTGGTACTTGGCATCCTCGTCGTTCGCGGCGTCGAACAGCCGCATACCGACAATCGCCTCGCCCGCCGCGTCCTGAGACTCGACCGTTCCGTCCACGCTTGACCCGATGGTCAGAAGCCGCTGGCCCGCATTGTTGCCCTCGGCCTCGTCCTGCAACACGCCGCACAGGCCGCGTGTCTGGCCCCAAAAGTAATACGCCTCCGTGACCGCGATACGCGGCACACAAATCGGCGTTTCCTTCTGGTCTTTGTTCGCTTCCTGTACGACATACGGCGATTGCACCAGCACGACATCGGTGTCCGACGTGCTCCACGCGACTTTCAGCCCGCCGTAGATGGTAACGGTGCCTGTAGACGATGAATCAATGGCCGCGTTCTCGGCAATGTCGTAGGTATTGCCCGCGCCCGTGCCCTCGTCCACAATCAACACGCCGTCCTCGTACTGGTTGGCTGTGATCGCGCTCGCCGCCGTGATGGTGAGGTCGGCTGTGCCGATGGCGTGCGCCACCGTCACGGTGTCCTCGGCGTCCGAGTCGGCCACCGCCGTCGCCAGCTTGCCCGCGCTCAACGCCTCGTTCGCCTTGCAGTAGCGAAAGACCGAATCGCCAACGCAAAGTTTCGCGCCGAGCGGGTGCTGCTTCGTTGCCGACTCCTCTGTAATCCAGTGGGCCGGACTTGTTACAAAATGCTTGCCCGAAACAAACTGCCCGCCCCTTCGGGTGTCCCAAGGAGGTTGTGACATGAAAAGTTGCCCCTTACATTTCGCCTGTGTCTAGGCTCCACCCCGCATTGTCTTGCGGGGAGGGTGCCCCGGCCACGTGCCGGGGCCTGCCCCTACTACGCCGCAATGGTCGTCAACACCCCGCAGGTGCCGGGATTGTCCACAATCAACTGCGCGCGCAACACCAACTGCGCCGTTCGGTCAAGGCCGTTCGGCTTCTCTTTCCACTTCGTCCACTTGAAATCGGCGGACGGTGACACCGCCCACTCGACCGCGCTGGAGTCGAGCATGTACATCGCGCCACTCGTGCAGTCGTGATCCAAGGTGATGGGCGTGCCGCTCCAACCGACGTTGGCGAATTCGGCGTCACCCATCTTCTTGTCCGTAATCCACTTCTGCTCGCGCGCCACAGCGTTGTACGCCTCATACGAACCCTTGTCCGTAATGACGTAATCCACGCTGCCGTACTTTTCGCAGTCCAGCTTGAGATCGAGCATGTCGTCAAGCAGGTAGGTGTAGTAGCTGCCCGTACTCGTCTTTTGCTGGTTCCGCCACAGGGGGTAGTTTGCGCGGTTGATGCCCGCGATAGTCCCCGTGGACGGAGAGCTTGCGATGTAGTACGGCAGGCCCGACAGGTCGAGGCCGACGGGCGTGGTCGCCCACAGCATCGCCTGTACTTTCTTCTCCAGACCTTTCACGGTGATCTGGATGTTCTTTTTGACAAGGTTGATAATCGCCGACTGCCCGGTGTTCTCCTGCTCGTCCGTCCAGAATCGCGTCAGGGAGTCCCCGACGTTCTTCATGTAGTAGACGGCCTGAGAGATGTAGTCCGGGTCAACCTCGTCGAACGTCGCGCCGCGTCCGAAGCTCTTGGCGGTGTCCGGTTCAACCAACTGAACCGGCCTGTTGATGGACCGCCCGCCAACTTCGGACACCCGGTTCTTCCGTTTCAGCCAGAAGAACAGGGGGCGCTTTTGGAACGTTGGGTCAATGACCGTTCGGCCCATCTTGCGAAGGGTCGAAGAGTACATTGAGTTGTAGTACTCGGTTACGCTCGCAAAAGCCAAAGTTGTCTCTTTCTCGTTGCGCCGCCAAGGTCACGAGGCTATGTCGCGCCGGGGTATCCCCCCTGCGCCTGTAGTTCCCTGAAAGTATCCAGCGCGGCATCACCGAGACTCGTGTACTCCTTGTCGGCATTTGCCCCAGCCGAGTTCGGTTTCTCAGAGGCCGCGCGCTTGGCACTCTCTGCCTTCGCGGGATCGGGCTTCTTCTCAGGCGTCGGCGGTGTCGCGGCCTTGGGCCGCTTCGCACGCGCCAGCGCCATCAAATCTTCGTCCGCTAACGTCGGATACTTCTTTGCGAGCTTCAACACGTCCGATTCGATCTCCTTCCAGTCCGGCACTTCCTTTGCATACTTGTCGCACAATTTCTGCTGCGCGCTCTGCTTGATCTGGTACTGCACCATCGAAGTGACCTTCTTCAGTTCCGCTTGCAGAGCCTTGATTTGCGCATCACGCGGGTCAGCTTCCTCGCCCGCTTGCTGTTCTTGTGTTTCGTCACCCCCAAACCACTGTTTGTACAGCGTGTCGAGTTCTTCGCTATCCGCCGACTCCGACGAGTTCGCCTTCTCCGTCTCCAACGCCTCCACCTTCGCTTGCAGGGCCTTCAACTGTTCCGCCGCTGTCGGCTCCTGTGTCTCCGTCGTCTGCGTCTCCTGCGTCGCTTCCGTCGTCTGCGTCTGCTCCGTCGTCTCCGTCGCTTCCTGTTCCGGCATTATCTTGCCCCTTGTTCAAGGCCCTTGTTGCCTTCTCCGCCATGTTGCGCAACCGCTTCTCGTCGAGCGCCTTCACATGAATGGCACGCTGCAACTCGATGAACACGATGTCAGCCATGTACTGCGCCCACTCGCCGTCCAACGCCACCACCGCGCCCTTCTCGTCGAACGTCACATGCGCTTCCGTCCCTTCCGGTATCTTCCTCATGCCGTCGTCAACTCCACTGGCGGGTTGCCGTGCTGCTGCGCAACATGCGACTTGGCAACGCACAGCCGCTCCGCGACCTCTTTGGTCAGTTCCACAACGTACCGTGGTTCTTCGCCGTTCGCCGCCGCTTCAGGATTGGCTAATCGTGGACGTTCCATGCGAAGGAATATCCACACCAAATCGCCAAGAAGATTCAGGCTTTCTTGCAAGCGACCGCGCGATTGTTCCCGGCGCTCCAGTTCTTCCTCGCGCTTCTTGGCGAGCAGTTCCAGCAAATCGTCCACGTCAAGGTCATCCAACGTCTCCCAATACCCAACCACTTCTTTCCCTCCTAATCATCCATCCTGTCGTGATACTGGTATCCTCTGTGTATCTTCCCACGCCTCCGGCATTCGTTCTCCAACTCGCGTGTGCTGGACACGAACACCCGCCCCTTCGGATTGCCCGGCCCTTCCAATTCAAGCCAGCGCGCCTTGAACCCGCCCACTTCCGGCTTTGTCCGATGCTCCCAGTCCTGCGTTAGAAACGTGCCGCACGCCTGACACTTCTGCCGATTGCGTTCAGCTATCGCGCACGTCCGCTCACATCGCCCCTTGCATGTCGGGCATCGGAACTGGTACGTTGGCACTTCCGCCCCCCATCATCTGCTGCTGGCCCGCGCCCTGCAACACGTCGCCGAATGCACCCAGGCCCATGACACCCGGCATCTGCGGCGGGTTCAGCACGGCGTCGGCATCCACCCCCTCGAACTGGCGCATGACGTGCCGCTGCAACTCCTGCATCTGCTGCGGCAGCAGGAATTGCGCCATGACCTGAAACAACGCAATCGCGTCCTGCTTGCGCTGTTCCTTCGTCATCGGCAGCGCGTCGTCGGGCTGTACGAGGTAATCGTATTCGCCTTCGAGTTCAGGCCCGGAATAGTTCACCCAGTACTGCATCCCTTCCGGCCCAGCCACACGCGCCACACGCGGCTTGTCCCACCACTTGAACACCATCTGCGCACACGCACGCATGATGCTGGCGAACATATCGGCCATCACGTCGCGCCGTTCGTCCACGCGAATCTGACTGTTCTGCTGGACAATGTTCGCCTCCGTCGCGCTGGCGCGGCTCTGCCCGCCCTCCGCGCCACGGTTGAACTCGCCCATCTGGTTGCGGCCCTGACCCAACAGGTCGCGCATGTCCGCCTCGATCAACTCGCTCCAACTCGCCAGATCGTTCGGCATAAACCCGTCAAGTTCCTTGATGTCGTCGGCCAGCTTGCCGACCTCACCGTCCGTCTCGATGAACTCGAACGGTTTGTCGCTCGTAAACTTGTGCTTTTCGCCGTCGGGTATCAGCCCCTTCTTGACAAGCAGCCGCCGCAACGCCATCTTGCGGTACTGCTGCTGTAACCGCCGCGTCGTGTTCAGTTCCTCCTGCTGCGGGTGAAGCACTTGCGCGTCGGAGATGCCCCAAAACGTCTTGGGATGCTGGTTGAATATCAGCGCCCTGAACGGCAGCCCATCGAACTGCAACTCATCGAAGTCGTCGCGCAGCATCTTCTTGTGCGTCAGGTTCAGCGTAATCACGCGCCGCGCCTTCGCCTCGTGGATTTCCCACAGTTCCACCCACTCGTCGGTAATGGACTTGGGCCGCGTATTCTCCGGGTCTTCGGCCTTCGACTGCCACGATTCCGGCGTAATCATGCGCGGCTCGTCGTGGTCGTTGTACTCCTCGCTGCGCGTCGGCTCCAGCCCGCGCTTGTCGCCCTTCTCGTACAGCGGGCTTTTCATCACGTCGTCTATCGTGCGGAGCGTGCGATGCGCGCACCAGCGCGCGTCCTCAATACACGTCGCCGACGGGTCAATCAGGAAGTCTTTCGGGTGCACGCGCAAGGCCCACGGCATCCCCGGCTGCACGTCGAGGCTGTATTCGAGTTTCTTGAACTCCTCGTCGAACTGTGCGTCCGTCTCGCCGCTCGCATCGGCCACGCCCATCGGCGTCATCATCGGGCCGAGCAACCGTTTCGGGTCGAATCCGTGCTCGCTGTCGTAGCCGAGCTTGACAATGCCCGTGCCGCATACCAGCGCGTCGAGCGCGGCGCGTTTCATGTTGCGTTTGAGCGCCATTTCCTGCACCAGCCAGTTCAGCAGGACTTCCAGCACACGCGCCCCGGCGTCCATGCCGTATCGCCTGCCCGTCACCGTCACACGCGGGTTGCGGAAATAGATCTGCGGTATCAGACTCTTGAACTGACTGAACATGTAGTTGATCGGGAGCTTCTGGCCGAGCGTCGTCCAGTCGCCGACATAGAACTGCTCCCATTTCTGCCAGTCGTCGGAGTGCCCGTACTTGCGCTGGTACTCGATGCCGCGATGTATCTGGTCTTTCCAGTACCGGATGTCCGCCGTCTGCTGCTGGGCCATCAGTTGCGCCTCAAGTATGAAAATTCGTTCGGTGCGGCGTACCATTCCCCGCGCTTCTCGTCGCGCAACAGGGCGTCCACGGCCTCGTCCACGCTGTAGAACTTCTTGTAGAAGTCGGCCCATTCCGCTTCGGTCGTGATGTGACGCCGCTCACGCGGCGGCTTCGGCAATATCGCGGTCTTCGACAGGTTCACCGCGTCGGACAGCGCGTCGAGCGCGTCGTCATGCCCGCGCCGCTTGGCGTCCATGCGGAAGTCGCGCATTTCGGCCTCAAGCGGCTTCGCTCGGCCACGCGGCAGCTTCAATGTCCCGCGTTCCACGAACGGTTGCAGGCCCGACACGATGCGGTATTCCTTCGACGCCTTGCCCCCGCGCTTGATTTCCTTGACCGGCAGGCGTTCGCCGCGTTCGGCCTCAAAATGCGGCAGGATACGCGGCAACATGGCCTGCGCCGCAACGGATTCAATGCCGATAATGCGCGGATTCCAGCGTTCATTCACGCCGAACAGGATTTCAATGATCGTCATCGGGTTGTACTTGCCGTAACGCACGTCGAGCACGTAGCGGATGCCGTTGGAATCCACGCCAATGGTCACAACGGCGGTGTTGTCCGCCTTCTCGCTGTCCGAATAGGCGAGATCAACGGCGGTGTAGCAGCGCAGGGACTCCGCCCAGCCCTTTTCCGCCTCGGTCGGGTCATAGAAGTTCTCGCCCGTCAGGTCGAACACGAGTTCGGACGGGTCAATCGGCTCATTCAAGTACCACAGCCGGAATATCGTGCTGCCCGCCGTCTCCGCGATCTCCTGCAATGCCGACATCGGGTAGGAGCGCGGCATAGTCGCCACGCAGTCGGGACTGCCCCATTCGCCCTTGACTGCGCGGAACTCAAAATTGTTCGCCCTGAACCGCTCGTTGGTGCGCAGAACGTACTCCACAAGGTCCTTCTGCGCCCAGCGCGTGCCGACGTTCAGCAACCGCCCGTGTTCCGGGTCGTTCAGCAGGGACAACGACTGCTTGTACCAGCCAATCGCCTGCTGAATGTCGTCGTTCGTCGGCAATATCTCGTCGCCGGTCGAGTCGTCGGGCTTCGCGGTGAGAAGGTCGTCCATGACAATCTCGTCCACGGCCCGCGAGATGACCCGCGTTGTCGCTCCGGCCACGCTGAACGTCGGTGTACCCTTGAGGCTGGAACGCCGGAGGGAGCAGGATTCTGCGCTCCAGCCCTTGTTGAAGTCCGGGATTACTTCCGGGTAACACCCCCGAAATAACGGGTTCCGCTCAACGTGGCCTTGTAATTCCTTGAGTTTGATCTTCGCGTTGTCCACCGTGTTCATCGTCAACAGGAACGTCACATCGGGATGCCGCACGCCCCGCCAGAGCGGGTACGCGATAGTGCAGAGCGTGGACTTGTAGAACTTGCGCGGCATGGTCGCATTGATGCGCGTGCGCGCCGGATTCTGCAACGCCTCGCAGAGCGGGCCGTGTACGTCGCGTTCGAGCTTGTCATAGCCCAGGATGCCCGCCGCGAAGCCGAACAGGTCGCGCAGCCCCATGTCCCGGAGCCGCTGTAGCTCCGGGGTCGCCGCCTTGCCCATGTTACCCCTGTGTCGAGGATTTCGCCGAATACACGATGAACTTTGCGCCCGCGCCATTCACGTCAGCGTATAGTCCGTAACGCGCCGCAACCGGGGTGATGCGTATGTTCGCGGTCGCCCCCGCAGCAGCCGTGGCAGTCAACAACATGGTGCCGTCCGCGCTATCCACGTCGTCGTAAATCTTGAGCGTAGCCGCGCCCGACCCGCCAACCAACGTCGCCCCGAACAAAATGGCAGGCTCGGCCCGTACCGCCGTGTCAGCCGCCAACTCCCCGCTCGATTCAGCTACCGCCAGATTCCACGCCATCTCCGTCCTCCACGGTAAATTCAGCCTCTATCGCGTCCTTGAACACGCTCTCGGCACGCTTTATCTGCTCGGTCGTGATGTTGATGACCACGCCCGCATTGTCCCCAGCACCCACGCCCATCGCCTTGTACGCCTTCTCGATGGCGCTCAACTTGTTCGCGTCACTCAGCCGCGCCCAGCGGTCATCGTCAAACAGCGCCGCGTGCCGACCCGCGATCTCCTCAGCACGGTCGCCCAACAGCCGCTTCACCGCCTCCGGCCCGCGCCCATACTCCCTCGGACGCGCCACCGCCTGCTCCGCTAACGCCAGTAACCGCTTGATCTCCTCAATGACCACCGGCGAATGGAGCCAAATGCTCGCCCGGTCAGTCGGTACACCCAACGCCTCGGCAATCTCGGCGCTGTTCATCCCGTCTACATGCAAACGCGCAGCCTTCGCCGCCTTCGCGTGCAAGTTCCGTAGCCGACCACAACTCGATTTCCATACGCTCGGTATGACGCCCGCTGAACGCACTATCCCCTATCCCCCGGCAGCTTCAACCGCAAACTCACGCAACGCCCGCGCAGCCATGTCACACGTCACGTCCGCGACCTTATCCCGACAAGCGCCGTCAGGATTCGCCCGTATATCATACCACCCCACGAATGCACAGGACTGCGCCTTGAAGTCGGGGGCGGTCGGAATACAATATGCGGCTACGCCCCAATCCGTAATTCGCTTCCCGTCATCGTCATACGTCGGCCATACCGACTTTGGCTCCGTCCACTTCTCGCCAACACGCTGACCACGCGCCACCACAGCGCGCGTCATGTGCGGCAAGAACTCGTAGCATAACGCCGCCTTCTCGCTGTCACGCATCCTTCGCTCCCTGCTCCACTTTGAGACACCCGGCAGCGTCTATCCGCTTCCCGATGATAACCGGAAGCTCCTGACCAGCATACACGTAAAAGTCCTTGTCCATTACCGCCTGCCCGCAATCCCTACACCAATACGCAACAAGCTCACTCGGCATTGTCCCGTTCTCCCGTGTGAACACCGGAAACTCCACCTTCACCGTCACCGCCATGTACCCACGCTCCCCACACCCGCCGCACGTCACCATGACTCCCTCCTCCTCAATACGACAAACAACCGCCTAACATGCCCCTAAAAGCCGCTACCAGCCCCGTAGAGCGATTTTTTCGCGCACCCCCCTGTCCAGTCACCCCCAACACCCCAATCTCGCCAGAACGCGCCAGAACGCCATATACAACGTGTGTTGCATTACGGGACACCCCTGAAATGCTCGCGCTATTCTGGCGGGGTGATATATATACATCTGCGCCCCCTTCGGGGGGACCACCCCGGCTCGTGTATGTGCTTGCTGCTGCCATATAGTGTAGTGTACTGCGCTTGCTGCGTGTTGCTGCGTGTATGTGTTACGCCGCGCTGTGTGTGCTGCGTTGCGCTGCGTGTAGCTGTGTGTGCTGTGTTGCGGTGTGGGGAGATGCAGCGAGGGGTGCGGTGTGATACGAGCGGATACGGCGTGTTGTGTTACGCTGCGTGATGTATTCTCCCGATCTCGGTGCGTTGGTGCTGCTGTGTGGTGTTGCTCGTGTCCAGCTCGGCGAACGCCACCGCAGTCTTTGGGCCGTTGCTTGCTGCACTCGCTGGACACTCGCTATTAACACGTCTATTCATTAATATAATGGGCAGATGTTGACCTCTTGTTGACCATTAGGGCGTGGCGAGTTCATATAATGTAGTGATAGCGGGAAATAATTTTTCTTGACATGGGCTATTATGGCGGTATAATATAGGTAAAGGCCAGGCCGGAGCCTGGCGGGTTTAGATGGAGGACGGAACGATGGACGCGAAGCACACGGCGGATGACAAGATCAGGTGGATGCGCGATTACCGTGGCCGCACGGGCGGCACATTGGAACAGGCGCGGCGAGCATATCGCGTCGCGTTCCCGCGCGCCGAGAGCGATGACAATTACATCATGGCATCCGGGCCGACGGCGGATGACAAGATCAGGTGGATGCGCGATTACCGTGGCCGCACGGGCGGCACATTGGAACAGGCGCGGCGAGCATATCGCCTGGCTAGGCGGCTGCGGGCCTGCCGCGACGCTTGCGAGGGCATCCCGACCGAAGCCCTTGAAGCTGGCGTCGTCAAGGAACTGCTGGCGGCGCTGGAGTCCGCCGTGGACATCCTCGACGGGTTCACCGACGACGACGGCATTGCTGCGCGAGACAGGGCATACGCCGCAATCGCCAAGGCGAAACCCAAGGGGAAAGCCCATGCCACAGATTGAACTCCCGAAATTCAACTGCTTCCGCTGCGGACACGTCTGGATTCCCCGCAAGCCGAACAAGCCCCGCGTGTGTCCCAAGTGTAAGTCCGCGTGGTGGGACAGGCCGCGTAGCGGGCCTATTCAGCCCGCATCCGCGCCGCATACGTCTTGATTTTCGCTTGTGCCCTGCGCCATGTGCGGTACACTGCCGCAACATCTACGCCAAGCCCTGCGGCAATCTCGCGGAACGTGTAGCCCGCCCACATGCGTTCGCGCCACACGCGATACTGCCGTTTCGTCAACAGCCCCTTGCATTCCTCGACGGCTTGGAGCCGTGCCGCCGCCGCATCGGCCCTGTTGCGTACCGCGCCCGCCTCCGTGTCGGCAAGTTCCTTATGTCCGCCGCCCGTTGGGGGCAATTCCTCCGGCCCGACCCGCCCCAACTCCGCCTTCATGTCCTTGCATAACGTCTTACAGCCCGCCCGCTTGGGGCACTCGTTGCACGTTACCATGATGTGTCCGCCTAGAAGGTCCTGACAATGCCGCTTCCACCGTTGTTATATGCCGCCCGCTCAAGGTCTCGAGGGTCTCCATAGTTCTCCGCGTTCAGCCCGCCATCATGCTCGTCTCGGCCCAACTCGTCTATAAACCATGCCTCCAGCCGCTCGCATGTTTCCTTTCTGCATCGTTCCGGGCCGGGGTCGTCACATGACGCGCACGGAAGCACAAACGATGCGGTGCGATCACGCATGGGGCCGCGCTTCCGCCGCGCCGCGTGGTTATGCGCCCCGTACCCCAGCCGTCGTGGCGTCTTTCGGCATTCCGCAACCCGCTTGTCCACGTGCCCCGGCCCGTCGTCAATCTCCAAGTCCCACAACTCGCGCTCGGTCAACAGCCACCCTTGGGCCATGTTCCATCCTCCGCCAACCCCCCCTCCACTATTCGGCGGAATGCGCCCGGTGCAGCAGGATGAGGTCTTTGCGAGAGCGGCGCAACCATTGATTTGTTCCAAAGGGCTTGACATGCACACTCCAAGCATCGGTTAGTTTGTTGCTGGACCTATCTTCTCTTGCAATACCAGTCCAAGCCGTTTTGCGGTCCTCCACAAAATCCCCCTCGCGCAGTTCCGCCTTGCGGGTCACGCGAACCTTGCTGGCGCGAACGGAGAATCGCCTGAACGGGTCTGTGCTTTCAAGCCACAGATGATTTTCGCGCCGCGCCAGCACAACGCACGGGCCGCATGGGTCGCCAGATAGAACTTCAACCTCATCCCCGCACTCTGGAATTTCGTCCCTCGGCTTCCGTCCATGTGGGGCGCGGCGCGTCCACGGGTTCGCAGCCGAACATGCGGCAACTAGCGTGTTGATCGTGTTCGTCGTAATGCGCACCCGGCGCGTATGGATTTCCCTTCATCCTTTTGGGCTTTTCCGGCTCGACAAGGGCGTCGAGGATGTTCCGCATTTGCTCTGTGGTTACGTAATGGTCAAGCTGGTTGCAATCCAAAGTCCGACTGGCCCGCTCCACGGCTTCCTTGCTACTCATGGCTTCTCCTTTCCGATTTTCAGAACGGCGGCGATAAGCCGCGTGTCAAAGTCCGGCTCGTCTGGATCGTGTGGAACGGCTTCGATATATGCGTCTTCCGGCAGAAACCGCCGCGCCGCGTCGCGCAGGATGCAGTAGGCGAGGCCAGGAGAGAACGAACACTTGTATTCACCATCAACGCTAGTCCACTCTGGCGACCTTTTCGACCGCCACTCGTGGTACAGGTGTTCTCCATCAAGCCGGGCGCGCTCTTTAGATTCCGGCCCCTCAATCGCGTCGCCCTCCCATTCCAGCAACCCCGCCAGCACCTTCACGGCCTCGCGGCCTTCCGGCGTGTCCCATGCGTTCATTTCGTTACTCACCACAAGTCCTCCGTCATTAGAATTGGCGGCGCTTTTGCCTTGCCCGGCAGTTGGCCGCAGATAAACGCCTCCTGTGCCGCAAGCCCGCGTGTCAGAAACTCGCCCTCGCTGTTGACAAAGCCCTGACACGCACCAGTCCGCCGAGCCGAGGCCCCGGCCTGTACCATAGCTCGTATAATGTCATCATGGCGCTTCGGGCGGGGCAGTGTCCATACCTTGTCCGGCGTCTTGATTGCGGCGGCAACTATCATCGGTTCACCACTCCCTATTCACTATTCACCATTGGGCCGTGCAATCTTCCTTTCCGCCTCAAGCATCGCCTCGGCATACTTCATTTCGTCGCGGCGCAAGCGGAGCGTGAATTCAATTACGGGTCTCCTGCCCCACACGCCATCTGCGTTGGGCAGCGTGTTTTCTATAGCAGTCACCAATCTCGATGTCCTATGCGGGGCCGCCAACAGCCACCCCTCAAGCCACGCGAGCAGTTCGGGGATGGGCTTGGGCGTATCCGAATGTCCCCACTCGGGCGTTTCGAGCATTAGCCCGCCGCAGTCCTTTACGCAGTCGCCCTCGGATTCTTCGACGCTGGAATACGGTGCCTGAACGTGGCAATCTTCGCACTCGAAGATTTGCTCGTTTTGATGTCCCTCCCCACCCCTCCGCTCTACAGCTTCGCCAAGCGCCTCTTGAATCTCAGTCTTGTCCATCGCGGGCCTCCTGAAGCCGTGAGATAATCCCCATAAGTTCAATACGCCTGGCATCGTCGTTGTGCGTGTGGGAAAGCGTGACCTCGGCGCAAAGCAGCCCCGCGTCAAGCCGCCCACTCAATGCGGCATTCTCCCCCCGCAGCCGCTCGATCTCGGAGAATAGTTGGCGCGCAGTGTCGAGGATTACTTGCGCGTGGTCTACGTTGTAAATGAACCGCGACTGTAACCGCTTCCGAATCGCGTCCAGTTCCGCCTGCGTCATGGACTTGCTCATGGGTTTCTCCACAACAGACCGCTGGCAGTGGGAACAATAGTATCCGCCCCCGTCCTCCGAAACGCACCACTCGCGCCCGCAGCCGGAACACACCGTCCCGACAATGCGCGTAGATGGGACGGGGTAAACGCCATCGCTCATTCCGTGGCCTCCTCAATCCGCCGCCCGCACTTCGGGCAGTAAGGTCCATTTTTTTCGATTGGCCCGTCTGGCGTAGGTAGCACTTGCCCGTCACATCCACCCTGCCACATGAATCGGTCGGGTGTTCGTGCCACCCACACGCACGGCCCGTCGTCCTCGACGAAGCGGACGGCGCGGATAGAGTCGGGGATCACCGCCACCTTCGCCTCGCTCCGCCGAACCCCGTGCGCAAACCTCCTCCGCCGATATGGTTGCCCGTCTCGGCGTAACAGTTCAGCAACCCAAATCACCGCCCGCTCAGGCTTCGCGTTCATATTCGCTCCCCTCCTATAAGCAGCGCTTCGGGAATCGGTACAAAACGTGTTCCTGACCACACCCCATCGCATCGCAGTTGTGATATTGGGGGTGTGTTTCGGGTAGGTCTGGCGGAATGCCACACACGACGATATGCGTTTCCGTTTCGTAGGCAACGCCGATAGGATGTTCGGGTTGCAACCGTGCGGCATGTTCGCCACAATGCTGACACCATCCGCTAGTCTTGCTCATGGCTTCTCTCCTTAGAAACACCCGGCGCATGGGAGTTCCGTATTCAGCGTGTTCGCAAACACCGTCGCCTTGCGCCGCCTCTTGGACTTCGCATCGCGCCAGCCCTGTTCGTAGGCGTCTTGGCGCACGGCGCGTATCGCGTCGTGTATGCGGCGGTGCATGTACCGCGTGACCAACTCGGCGGCGGCACAGTGTTCTTCGCTCGCCCCAAACCGCCACACGCTCTCCGTGTCTGCCGTATCGTCATGGGGCAGGTCCGTGTCCACCTCAATGACAACTGCCGTCCCGTCGCGCTTCACCCTCAGCATGGCTATCCCTCCAAAAGTTCGCGCTTCCCGCGTGCCCACTTGACACACACAAGCGGCGCGGCGGGATGGTGTGTATTGAACAACTGCCGCTTCAGCTTGAAGTCCCGCGTCAACATGCCCTTTACGTCAATGTATTCGGGCCACAGGCTCGACCCCAGTTCTTCTTCGACCTCGTTATGCCACACGCAGAAGTCCAGCGTCCACCGGATGTGCCCCGGCAGCGTCACCGTAGGATGCACGTCAATGTGCAGCACGTCGCCGTCCTGCTCCATCTTGAGCATGTGCAGGTACGCGCATTCGCGGGCCTCCATCTTGGAATCGTGCGTGCGCCCGCAATGCGGGCAGTTGCGCACCCTTACGGCTCGGTACTTGTTCACTCGGGCATCTCCCTCACTCGCAGCGGTTCAGGCCACTCGGATACATCATGCGACACGCGCCAGCCGTCTTGTTGGCACAGATAATCCCATACGGCGGGAGAAATTGGCCAAGGCTTATCTTCTTCAAAGTAAGTGTCGTCTCTGGCGAAAAACAGTTTTGTTTTCGGCACCGGCACCTGCTTGACGTAGCACGGCAGCCGCGCAGCCTTGCATTGCTGCACCACATCGAGAATCCATTCCAACCGGCACGGGCGGCGCTTCGGGCCTGACTCACAGCCGATGGCGACCCAATCAAGTGTTTGTGGACGCAACGCATCCACGCCATTCCAGAACTCGTCCGTTCGTGCGGACAAGCTGTCGTTGCCATCCGCGTTACACAAATCCACCGGCCCAAGCATCGGCTCAAGGCTTATCCAACGCCGTCCCGGAACCTTGAGCAGTTCGGGTATCTTCGCGTCGGCCTCGGCTTGATTGCAGACCGTCACGCCGTTGATGACGTTCGGATAATCCGTTTCCAAGATGCCGCAGCCCGACCCCCTTCCGAACTTTTCAGCTAGGCGTTGCGGACGCTTCGTCAGCGTGAAAAAGGTGTGCCTACTTGCCTTCCCCATCGCGTGTAGGATTTCCCGTGCGCGGCCAGTACTTACGTCCGGGTGCATCCAGTCGCCCGTAAAGCAGACCAGAACACGGCGCGGCTTCAGCCAGTGCAGCGGCCAATCAAGCCGGTCCTCGTGGAACTGAATCTTGCTGAACGGGTGCGCGTACTGACGCGGCATCTTCTTGCCCGCGAGATACGCCTTGTGCCGCCGGTCGTGTTCCGCCTTCGCGTAGCAGTTGTCGCAACCGGGACTCCCGGAGTGCGTACACCCGGTTATGACCGTCCAGTTCTCGTCGCCGTAGTCAAATCCCGCGCTCATCGCACCGCTCCTTTCTGCATTTCGTTCCTCTGCTTCTGCAACGCCGCACGCCGCGCGTTCCGCATTAGCCGCCTGTCCTTGCCAGTCAGTTCCAACACGTTCAGCCCCGCCAGCCGCGAGGCGATTCGTGGTTCCCATCGGTCTATCTGCGCCAAGGATAGATTGCTCGTTACAATCGTCGGCTTGCAGTCGTTGATTCGCCGCGAGATGATGTTGTAAAGTGTCTCGCGCCGCCAGTCCGTCTCGGCCTCCGACCCGATATCATCCAACACAAGGCCGATGACGCTGATGTATTTTGGAAGCACGCGCGGGCCGTCCCGCCGCCCGAATGACTCTTGCAGTTCCCGAAACAAGTCCGGCACGCTCACGAAAAGCGCGTCTGTCCAATAGTTCGGCACGCTCTTGCCCTTGGCGGCATCCCACCGCCCGCCCGTGATTCTCGCGGCGACATTTCGCTTCATCCAATCCTTCAGAATCGCTACGGCAAGGTGCGTCTTTCCAACGCCAACCGGGCCGGTGATGAACACCCCGCCGCGATCCTCGTAATGCCCGTCGCGCCGCAGTTCAAGCCCGGCATCCCAATACAGCTTCGGTATCCCGGCCCGCCGAAGAGACGCCTCATACCTCGACCGTCTCTCCGATGCCGTCAAACTTGCCGGGGTCTGACCTAACCCTGCGATGGACATTCTTCGCCTCCTTGATAAGCGGCTTCAACACGTCCCACACGTCCTTGCCGATATTCGCTTCGTCCTGAATAGCCCCGGCGATTTGCTCAGTCGTTACGCCCTGCTCAAGAGCGGCGACGACGTGCTTGTGGATCGCCTTGAGCGACTGCGGGCATTTCAACTTCCGGTTCAACTCGCCTATCAGGAATCCGGCGTCCTGATTCGCGGCAGATGAACCCCTCTTTTCCCGACCGAATGAATCGGAGTCTGAAACCGGCGCGACGCGCCCTTGTTCTTTCTTTCCTTCTTTCTTTCCTTCTTTCTTTCCTTCCCGCGCGCGCGCGCGTAGAGCGGCATCGTCGTGCCGTTTCCCGGCACCCTCTTGCCGGATGTCGGAACTATCCAGCCAGCGGATACTTACAAGTCTTGGGAGCGCGGCGGCAATCGTTTTTTCCGGGAGTCGGGTAATCCGGGCCATTGAGCGGGGATCATGGGGGGTGCCGTTCGCCCGCATGAGGGTGCCGCGTGGTCGGCACTTGGATGCCAGAAGGATGAGGGCACAGCCTACGCCGTAGTGTGCCGCGCCGTCAGGATGGTCTACCAGTTCAGTATAGCCGTCGCCGTCCTGCGTGTTCGGCATCGGCACCCATGCGAGGTCTTTGCGGTCGCGCGTGCGGTTATTCTCGTAGGTCTCATTCCAGTTCGCGATTCTATACAGCGTTGCCATGCTCCCCTCTCAATCGTTGTCACCGCTCACTATTCTAACCCTTGGTTGAAGTCCACGCGGGGAAGGTGTTTGACTGAATCAATCACATTCCCGAAATGTGTCCGGCTCGCGGCCAGAATGTTGTTGTCGCAGATAATGGGCCGCTGCTCCCAGCACGGTAGTTCTCGGAATGCGCCCTCAATCTTCGGCACGGCGCAAAATTCGCAGCGATTCGGGCAGCCCCGCGTTGTGAACGTAGCATCGTCGTTATGGATTGGCAGCGCGTGGATAGGGCATTCGCCGGGTGTTTCGGCCCATGTAATATGCTCCGGCGTGCCGGGGGCGTCGCATTGCGCCAAGTCTACCGCCGGGCCGCCCGCAACGACCCGCCCACGATGGTGCATGGCGCGGTGTTCCGCGTCTGGCAGTAGCCATGTGAATGGAACGGATAGATAGAGTGTATCGCCGTCAATCCATTCCACTATTCGCTTCGCCCATTTCGTCATGCCAGATCAATCCTGTGCGCGGGCCGACCTGTCACCGGGCACGTCACGGTTTCCTTCTCGCGCTTGATTTTCCCCGCGCGCTCCAGGTCGCATAGTCGGCGCTGTACCATGTAGTAGTCCAGCCCCGTCCATTCCGCGATTTGCGCCGCCGTGGCGGGCAGCCGACCCCGCTCGGCACAATGCGCGATGGCCCACAGAACCAGCTTGGCCTGCCGACTGATCGCCCCGCTCCGGTTCAGCGCGTCGGCGTTCAGGTGGCTCGCCATCGGGTCCGAGCGGTGCGACATGGCAGAGCCTACGCGCTTCGGGAATAGCGTTGCCTGGGTCATGGCGTGGCCTTATTCGCCCGCCGCGCTTGGGCTGCCGTCCTGGCGTCACATGGCGCGTGTCCCGGCCCGCTATGGACTTTCCACCAGATGTCGTCAATGCGCCTAGCCTCACTTTCCGGCATATCGGAATAGGCCCACCGCGCGCCGCATTTACAGCACATGGCCTTCTTTGTCATCATCTCTTCCTCCGCATAACCCGGTTCCATCGTCACACAGAATCTCGGTACTCATATCTCCGCCCTCTCAAAAGTGAGCGCCCAGACGTATGGGTTCGCGGCCCAGCCGTAGCCGCGCTTGGCGTTTATCTGATTCCAGAGCAACACGAAGGCACCGCGCGCCGTTGCTTGGCGTTCGCCGGGCGGCCAGTCCTCAAGGCCAAAGCGGTTCATTATCGGCCCCTGTTCATATTTTCTGACGCCTTCCGCCAACACGTCTTCGGGCGTAATCTCCTGCACCTGCTCAACCCGCACGCCATTGTTGACAAGCAGAACCCGCGACGCCCACTTCGGCATGAACCGGCCAGAGAGGAACGCCGGGCGCGGTTTGGCGGACGGCATTCCAGCGTGTGTTTTTGGCACCCATTTACAGGAGCGATACCCGTCGGCGGCATATTCGGCAAGAACAGAATAACCAAGGGGTCCGGCGGGGTCGGACGTAATATAGACAACCCGGAACGCTTCCTGCAACCAGAGTCCGTCGCCGGGCACGCCGTACGGGCAGTAATGTAGCCAGTCGTTCGGGATGAAGGGACCACAGCCCGTATGAACAATCTCGCGGTTGCGTTTGGCGTAAGTGTCATATCGAAGAGTGCCGTCCGGGTATGTTCCGATTTTTATGCGCTCGGGTGCGAATATCCGCCGGGTCTGACCCTTCCTGAACTCGCGCGACCCGCAATGCTCGCAGGGGAACGGTACGCTGATCTTCCCGCACTGCGCGCAGGTCAGGATCGCGCGGACCATCGGCGCGGAAAATAGAATCGGTCGCGATTTCATGGCTTCTCCTGTCTTGCGTCGTGCAAGAACCCGGTGCGGTACATACGAGAGTCCATCCGCAGCCGCCTGTTCTCGGCCTCCAGCCGCTCGACTGCCTCGATAAGCGCGGGGGTGAACTCGTGGGCGGCGACCGCAAATTTTACATCGGCCTCATATGGGAAGTGCGCGTTGGCGCTGAACAGCACCCGGTCTTTACCGAGTTCATATAGGCATAGAATTGTGGCGTCACCCTCGTATAGATCGCGTGCGTCGGCCCTGCCAGCGTGCCAGTTGGGCGTCGTCGCCGCATGTAGTATCTTGATTCGCTCAAGGTCTAGTGGCGGTGTCATGGCTTATCTCCAAGTGCAACCACGGCAATCGTCAATATCCAACAGTGTTCCGTGCGCATAACACGCCTCCTATTCCTGTACCGGCGGATACCTGTCGGGGTGCTTGTCCACTTCCGTCTGCCAGATGACGCCAGAGCAACCGCGCTCGACTTTCGCTTCCTTGTCCCAGTCGCTCTTGACGCACTTGAAGGCGACCTTGCCGCCCCACTTGCGCTTATCGTTCATGTCTGCGCCGCATTCGGGACACTTCGGCGGCTGTGGGGTTTGCGGCGGCTTGCCGACCGCCTCGTTCTTGACTTCCAGCGCGGCCTTGTATAGCGCCGCGATCTCGGTGTCGTTCAGCTTATCCGTGCTGGTCTCCGGCGTGCCGCTGCGTTCACAGGCAAGGTTGAATTGCGCGTCATTCAACCAAGCCGGGTCTTCAAGGCGGGTTTTCATATCCTTTGGCGAGAGTTCGCCGACCGACTCATCAAAGAACTCGCGCATTTCCTCGGTTGCCTCGTCTGGCGTGCGGGTGCGCGGTGCGGGTGTTGCCCTGCGCGGTTCTTTGCCCGTGTCATCGGGCGGCAAGGCCCATGCGGGCAGGGCCGGTATCGCGTTCCGGGCGATCACCCACGACCGCCCGCGTTTCTCAATCTCGACCCACTGGCTCGGCAGGTCGTAGAGATACCGCCCAATGCCGAAGCCCGATGCGGCCACACGCTTGAAGGCGTCGCTAATCCCGCCCTTCGTCGCCTCGATGTCCGTGGTGTCTGCCCCGTCCTCTTTATGCACCCAGCCGCCGTCCACACGCACACTGAGGCGGCAGAGCACGCCCTTTCCGTTCATCGTGCGATACTCCGCCGTCCAGCCGTCCCAGCCGAACACCTCGTCGAGGCGGCGTTGCACGGCGCGTGCATCGAGGTACGCCAACACGAGGCCGCGTTGCTTCGCCTCACTGGTGCTGCCGATGCGCCACTGCACGTCCTTCGCGGGAAACGGGCGCAACAACGCATCCCGCATTTCGGCTGTGTCCATCGTGCTTCCTCCTATGGCATGTTATGCGCGCCGGGGCCGAGCGGGATTCCCGTTCTCTCGCTCCACGCCGCCCGCCGTCTGTATTGGCCCATGGCAAGCCGTTCGTCGAGCGTCGTGTTCTCGCGTTCGGCAAGCCAAGCCTCGTGTTGCGCACGCGCCAAACGCGCCTCGCGGACGCGGCGCGCGATTTGCCCGCGCTCGAACACGAATTGATACCACTCGTCCGGGTTCGCCCGGCAGGTGTCCGCAATGGTTTGTAAATCGCCGCCGAAGATTTCGTCTAGCTGTTGCCAGCGTCGCGGCGGAATCGGCGTGCGGCCCCTGCTTCGGGACACGCGCTCGCGGTAGTCGAGTTCGATCTGCGCTTCGCAGAACGCCGCGTCAGCCGCAGCGTCGCGTAGCGCGAGTTCGGTATCGGGCGTCATTTCTTTCCCGCCTCCCGCATCCGCCACGCGCGCACAAACGCGGTGGCCTTCGCCTTCTCGTAGGCTTTCCGCGCGGTGGCCCTCGCCTTCTCGTAGGCTTTCCACGCGGTGGCCTTCGCCTTCAGGTAGGCTTCCAACGCGGTGGCCTCCGCCGTCTCGTAGGCTTTCCACGCGGCACCTTTCAGCACCCGCTCCGCGAGCCAATGAATGTTCAGTTTCAGTTCCACGGCGCGCGCCGCGTTCTTTTCGGTCACGCCGCACCCGTGCGGCCACTCTGTCTCGAAGATGCGAACCTGGTCTGAACACGCATCCA